CAGGGCGGGATAGATGGCTGGCTTGCGACAAATCAAAGCATTGAGCAGATTGAGCAGGGTATAGCCAATTCTCAAGAGGCGGCTGTTTTTCAAACCTTTAATAGCACTATCGGCCGCGATCCAACAATGGAAGAGCGGGACTTTTTTGTAAATGTAAGCCCATCATCTGCGGACGTTGTTGAAGAGGTCTTATCTAACACGCAGGAAGCACAACAGTTTCAAACTCAACAGCAGCTAGATGAAACAGATTTGTTGGTTGATACAACGGCTGATGACACAACGCTTGATAATTTAGCCGACGATACTCCAACAGAAGATCCATTTCCGACTGCTGATACAGGACGGTTTGGGGACATGATTGATGCTTCCGCAACTTTTGCTGCCGCTAACCAATATCTTGGCGTCAATGAGGCACAGTGGTCTGCATTTGTTGAAGAAGCAAATGAAATTAAGGCCCAGATGAATGCTTTTGAGGGTAATGAAGCACGTGTGCTGCAAGATCGAAGCATACCTGATGCTGTTTTAGATCGGCGCATTGCTGTATTGCTTAATCAAAATCCCGGAATGACTGCTGATGAGGCACGGGCGGAAGCCGAAAGTGGTGAAGCGTATCAGCAATTAACTACTACCAATGCACAATATGAAGCATTAAATGAAAGATTGAATCAAGCGTATGCAAACATTGGTTTACCGGGTGCTGCAACGATAGCTGGAAGCGGAATAAGCGGCGAAGGCTACAGGGTTGATTTTAATTTAAACACCGGCGAAGTAACCTACCGGGAAGTAGGCGGTAGCTCATTTCTTGAGTCTGCCCTTGGGATTGCGATAGCGGCGGTATTTACTGGCCCGATAGCTGGGGCAATAGCAGGAGCTACAGGAGCCTCTGCAGCAGTAGCTACAGCAGCGGCCTCTGGCATTGTTAATAGCGCAACTCAGCTAGCAATGACCGGCGACCTTGATGTAGCGCAGGCACTTTCAACGGCGGCTACGGGTTATTTAAATCCCAGCGCATCTGCAAATGTTATGTCCAATCCAAATGTTGCAAGCCTTACACAACAAGTAAGTGATACTGCTTTCAATGAAGTTACTGGCTCGCAAATACTTGGAGAGCTTACAAACGCTAGTGTTAACTCAGGCGCTGTTGTAGACGCAATTTCTAATGCGGTTGGCGCTGCTGCTACCAATGCGATATTTGGGGGAGATGACGGCCCTGATGCCGCTCAACAACCTGATGCAATAGAAAACCAAGCTGCTGGTATTGAAAACGATGATGGCACTACTACTTATTCCGTTTTTCAAGGTGCGTTACCGGATGGATATATTTTTGACCAAACTCGCAATGTTGTCATTCACCAAGAAACCGGAACTGAATATGACGTTGATGCAAGTGTATACGGCGTACGGGTAACCTTACCAAATATAGAGCCACAATCAGCAGGTGGCGGTGGCGACACAGCAACAGGTGATGATGCAAGTGTAGATGGTGGTGATGCAGGCGCGTCTGAGCCTGCAACGACCGTAACCGTTGATCCTTCTGCTGGTGGTGTTGCATCACAAGATGACAGCCTTCCTGAGATTGGAGATTGGGTTTTCAAGGATGGCGTATGGAACCAAGTAGGCGGCTACTCTGATGAGCTTGGTGTTCCGACTGTTATCTATTCTGGAGAAATTATCACAGGGCCAGGATCAGAGGGTGAGGTGAAATCTGACGAGGAATGGGTAGTAATTGACCAAGACGGCGGTTTTCGTGATGGCACTTACACGCAAGGCGTTTTGACAGAAGGCGAGCCAACTATTCAGGGTGACGGAACTGGCACAGAGCAAACTGATGCCGAAAAAGCTGTTGATTGGATTTTGGTAAATCTGCCTAATTACGGCGATATGACAGAGGTTGAGATAAACAAAGCCCTGGAAGATGCGGGTCTTGAGCCTGTTGATATGAACAACGATGGCACGATTACCTCTAAGACTGATGCCACAGAAACGGCTTCTACAACTGCCACTACGACAACTACTGTATCTACAGAAGCAACGGACAGCACCGGAACTACTGGGACTACTGGGGCCACTGGTACTACCGGCACAAGTGGCACAAGTGGAACGACAGGCACTACAGGCAGTACGAAAACTACCGGAACAACGGGTTCTACAGGCAGTACGGGAACCACTGGCACCACTGGCACTACAGGCACAGACTCGGTTTCAGGAACAGTATCTACAGGTGAACAAGGCGGCGGCACAGGTGGAGGTGCAGGCACGGGTAGTGGCGATGGCACTGGCGATGGTGACGGCGATGGTGACGGTCTAGATGGAACCGGAATGCTTACGGCGTTAGCCGCACTGCCAACTATGGCTGCACAGCCTTTCGAGCCTTTGACACAGCGGTCTATCCGATTTGATGCTCCGACTATTCAGCCAGTGCAAATAGCACCTACGGATGCAAGAAAAGAACTAGATAATCAGTTGGCAAGATTATTGAATGACCCTCAAAGCCAGCGTAAACAGTCTTTATTTGGAGGGCTTGTTTGATGACATATTTAAACCTAGTCAACGGAGTATTGCGGCGTCTCAGAGAAGACGAAGTAAGTAACGTATCGGAAAGCACCTACAGCAAGATGGTGGGTGA